CCCCTGTATTCGTTGGAAACCAAGTTGGAATCCGCTCCTAACCAATCCAGGCTCTATAGCCTCTACCAGGTCAGGGACTGTCATATCTATTCTAGACACGTTGTTGAACGTAGCAGCTACAATCCCCCTACGGCTTATCTGAAGGCAAGCATCGTCGAAAGCAACGGCAGAAAACGTCCCTTCGCTGCCATACTGGGTATCTATACGCTCCCAAATGAAAGGCAAGATCTCATTAGCTGTATATCTCAACCTCCAAGTAGAGAACTGGAAGCCCACAATCAAAGTATCCTGGATGATCTCAGCTGATATAATCCGCTCTGAGGTGTCGGCATCGATGAATCCGCCTTTACCAAACACATCGCTCTTCCATGCATCTACATCAGTAGAGAACCCAGCTGGAGCATTAGCAACGAAAGGCGTCCCTATCTGATCCCATCTTGCCCTTTGAGGGAAGTTAACTGTCGACTCGGTCGTGTTTAAAAGCACCAAGCGTCCCTTGTAAGGGAATATCATGAGAGCAGTGGTAAGTACTGTACCCCCAGCATCTAAGTTCGGTGTGAGGTCTGCAAAGCCCAATGCTAGCACCCCATTATAGTACCTAACTGGATCGATGTTATTGGTCACCCACATCACGGTTGCAAAGTTGTTGCTATAGAAGAAATTATCCTTAGTTCCTGTCCATAGGATTGCTGCTGCAGCGGTGTTAAAGCTGATATTCTGGAAGGTCTGGGTTCCAGTATTGTATATGTAAGCCCTTTTAGGGTTGAACGCAATTAACTGCTCTTCCCCTGTCGCTGTTACAATAAAAGTCCTAAGCCCCATGATAGGGAGATATACAGCGGCAATGAAAGCAGGCGCCGAAGAAGGTACGCTTACACCTGTATTTATATCCCGCAAGCTAAAGCTGTTAGCGTTTATTCTAGTAATTTGATACGCCTTGTTGTTTAGCCCAGAAAATACAGAGCCCCCCCCAGAATAAACCTTGCCAAGAGTATTTACATTTATGGTAAACGTGTTCGCTCCGGTCACCGTCACAGGTACTAGTAGAGGATTTAGAGTCGCCCCTATTGTCCCTGTAGTCCCAAACACATTGACGAACTGGTTTGTAGTTAGGTTGTGGGCTATGTTAGTAGTGACAGATGTGATAGCTCCAACTGTGATAGCTGTGACGACAGAGTTTTTTACGTTCTCAAGCCAAACCATATCATCAGTTAGAAGCCCATGCGCGTTTGCCGTCACAACCGGAGGGGATGCATTGCTGATAGCTGTAGCCGCTACCCATTCAGGAAGTCTGCCGAACACAGTGCTTCCAGGCCGCTTCTTAATTACCCCTCTAGTGGAGTAGCAGTTATCCATAACCGTGAAAGCGTCATTACCTATCAGGAAAGGCTTGTAGTATTGGCTTAGGCCACTTTTATATGGTGCTATCAAAGTTGGCGTGTAAGTCATTTAGGACCTATAGCTGTCCAGTAAAACCCATAGCTGTGTGTGGATGCGTTGATAATGTCAAATCCGCTAGCAGTAATAGAGGACCCGTCTATAAAGTAAACGAAGGTAGATCCTGGAGATGATGAAGAAGACCGAAACGGTGTCACTTGTATATTGAAAGGAACTCCGCTGAATGACACTGCGAAGGAAGCTGATCGCGTAGAGGATCCGCTAACCGATAGAGTTCCCCATTGCATGATCGTGTTAGTTCCACTGATACTAGTAGGTAGGAAAGTTGTTCCTTGTATGCTAGACGACGGTGTTATGTTCCCTGTAAGCTGGTACCTCCTTGTCCCATTCGACACACCAATCTGAGTTGTAGAGCCGTCATTGAATGAAAAAATAGCAGCACTAGCAGTCTGGCCATTCACGGAATTGGCTGGCAACGGGGCTGATGGAGCTGTAATATTTAACAAGCTCACCTGTTTATGGAAACCGTCACTAGGGTTTGCAACGTTGTCCGCTGTAGCGTAGTGATCCACACCAAGGATGCCATTCGTAGCAGGTGTAGTCCCTAAAGGCGTCATTAAATATTGGAAATTGTTTAATATATCTCCTTGTGATATATTTCGCTGGTCTTGGGGTTGTGGAATGTTCTTATATTGCGTCATAAGATCTCACTAATATGGATAAATAGGGAACGCAGCTGAGGTATTATTACCCGAGTACAGCGTTTGAATTCTTTGGTTTGCCAGTTGTCTAAGACATCTTCGTTGCGCCAAAAGCTTTGCCTCTTCGAAGTATTGCTTATTTCGGGCGTATTCCTCATGGTCACCCTCCTGTATAAGGATTTTCAGGGCAGCGCCATATGCAACACACTGCCACCATTCTGTAAACAGGGTCATATCTGTAAGAGTGCCGTCAAACATAACTTTAGTAGCCGTAGAATTGGCTATAGCTACAGTTGGCTGGACATAGCACACGATTTTCACAGCATAGGTGTCGTTTGGGATGGGCCTAAGGAAGAGCTGTTGTTTATAAAAGAGGATATCCCGGCTACGACTTGCTACGTAGGGGCGGTAATGGGCGTTGATATTGACACCAATAGGGAGAGGTTGGTCATACGTGACAGATACCAGACCCGTTAGGTAATTGATAGTCGCTGACCCTGTAGTTACTGACAGACTGCTAGAAAGAGACGCTGGGTTAGTGAATGTTCCTGGAGTATCTGAATCAGTCCACGTTTCAAAAGTAGGACTAGGGGCCCCATTAAGGTTAGGAGAGTTCCCTATGACAACGGTCCCTTGCTGAATTGGGGTAGAGCTAAGATTAAACGTGTAAGGGCCTATAGTCCCGTTACCCACTGATACGGCCTGCTGGATAAAATTTAATTCGGGCCAGATCCTATAGAAGATCTCCGGTGACTGATACCAAGCGAACTGGTAGCCGTCAATAAAGATCGGTGGCTCCAACTGCAAGATGTTTTGTGGGACATCATAGGTGCCGACGTTCGGTATAGTCGTAAACTGATAGTAGTCTTTTAATTTAAGTGTGCGCAATGCCTCTGGGAAATCATATAAATAAAAGTCGTTTATATAATCATCGACCCCCGGAGGGTTGCTCACACTAACTTCTCCAGTGCTGCTATCAGGTAGCTGGGTAGTATCAAACTGCCCAGTTATTTTTCTTACCGTATACCTAAGACGGCTTAGATCCCATACAGTCATCTCTTAGCCTTATGCTGCAATGGATTCGATAATAAACTTGTACCTTGGCCGGTGCTTTCCTGTTTTGACTGGGTTCCCTTGTGCGTCCAATATATGGCTATGCTCGTCATAGTAGCAGCGCTCATTAATGAATCGAGCTACTGACATAGGGATTTCAATCCTTTCATTGTCTTCGAATACTTGAACAAAGTAAGGCATTCCTTTGTAGTACTTGCCACAAACTTTAGCTGTCTGTCCTGGGCACTCTACATTAACGAAAGTCCCTACGACACGCTTATCTTTCTCAGGGGTCATCGCTTCGAGAGATTCGGTGTTTACTGGCTCTCTGTTAATTTTTTTGTGGATTAGAGACACTCTAGTTTCCACAGGTTTTATCATCTTCATGCTCATGCTGTACCTAAAATGGGATGTTAACTGTTGTTATGTTCTTTGTTGCGTCGTCTAGCAGAGCATCGCAATAATCATTCCTAACTTGCCAAGCTGTTTTTGTTACAGGGGTAGGACCTGATCCGACAGGTAATACCTCAGCTGTAAACCTAGAGATCGGCAACGCTATAAAAGGCGTAAAGTCCCTAGAGTCTACCGGAACAGCAGTAGGTACTTGTGAATACTGTAAGCTGAACATGGTAGATGAAAGGATGGTGATGCTAACCAGTTTCTGATTTAGCTCCACCATCCCAAACCCCTTTGGGACGTGCATACGAACTACTTGCCCTGTTGTCATATTATGGTCAACTCCGACAGTGACCACACATGGCATAGCACGAGTAATATTCGTTATAGCCATCCTTACAGGGGTAAAGCTCACTATACGTCGCCTCTCCAGGCTGTCCAGGAAATCACATCACCAGCAGTCACACCGAATACGGTGCTAGAAGCTGTCGCTAAGATCCCTGATCCAACATTGAAACCTTGAAATTGCTGGTTTGTAGTCGCATCATCCAATAAACTTTGGTATGTGGTGACTAAGCCAGAAACTACAGGAGTAGGCGCAGCGCCAATAGGAGTTACTTGCGCTTGGGTGAACGGTAGAGATGCTACTGCTGGCCATGCAAAAGCTGTCCAAGCAGATGAATCCACGTTGCCCAAAGTGAAAGTAGTTGCCGTTACAGCGGATATAGTCCCCTGAACGTTGTTAGCCTGGCTCATACCGAACACAGCTGGCACTTGCAACCTAACCGCTTGTCCTACTGTGTATCCGTGATTAGTGGATGTAGTAACGACCATCGGATTAGCTGCTGTCATGCCGGTAATGAAGGCTCGTTGTGGATAATACAACGGTCCAACTTTCACTTTACGCCATGTTGTCACAGTCGTAGCAGTGAAGTTTGCTGTGTTAGTATTGACAGGGATGGTAAGAGTGTTCGCACCGGTCACGGTAACGCTGAATACCATACCGCCAAGCTGATTCATAGCTGTTGCAGCTGTGAAAGGGCCCATAAGCATGATCTGGTCACCAGTCTGTAGACCGTGCGCTGTTGAAGTCAGCTGCGCTGGGTTAGCCTTTGATAAAGCTCCACCAGTTACAGCAGCACCAAGTTGCACACTCTGTTTCCCGTCGTATACGGTTATCCCGTTGGATGTAATCGGCGTAATGGAGCTAGTAAGTGCCGACGCCGTTATTCCTTCAACTAATGTGAAAGGGATAGCAGCAGAAGCAAAGTTAGCGTTCCATGATGCTCGATACATAAGGTAAGTCGCTCCTGGG